TTGTATCCTCGTACCATTCGTCCTGTTGGATCTGCGCCGTGATAGTCGTGATCCTGTAGTTTGCGCCCGGTGCAATCTTAGTGATACGGAACGGCTGGCGTTCGAATCCTTCCTTCAGGTAAGTGATCGTGATGATATCGCCGGGGCGCAAGCCCAGCGCTTTTACACTGGTTGCAAATGTGATGTAAGTGTTCCCGTCAACGGCTTTATCCAGCGTGAACTGAGAGATCCGCGCGGCCTGGTCGTAGTTCGGAATACCAAGCGCCATCAGCGCCGTGGTGATTACCTGGCCAGTAAGCTGGACATCGTCTACATCGACCGTTAGCAGACTGTCTTGTTGATACCCGTTGAATGCATCTTGGAACTCTACTGTCACCTGGTTCGGTGTGTCCGCGATGCTCCGGGACGACATTTGCACGCTCGGCTCTCCGTTGGCCTTGCGTAGAATATTTGCCGTGCCCGTCGATCCATCGCTGAATTCATATGCCGGCCAACCGCCGTTCAGCGGCTCCGTACTGTTGCTGCACGCCGGCTGTGCCGGCTGTTGGAGCGCGATTGAATTTTCCACTTGCAACTGCAGCAGCCCGCCCACACTGTAAGTGAATAGCAGCCTCGCGGAGTTACGGATTCCCCGGATTGTATCTGCTGCATTGCGCCTGTTCTGCAAACACAAATTGCACTGAAAACGCGGGATCATAATGCTGTTCCCGTTCAAATCCTGCGTCTGGATCTGTTGATCGCAATATGCCGCCGTTGCGGCGAAGGTTGTCAGATCGATGTTCTCGTTGCCCCACCCGCTGCGTCGCAGAATGTCCAGCAGAATCCATGCGGGATTGGCGGTGAACTGCGTGTTCAGGAAAGTGCCGGCGCTCGTGTAGATCGGTAGCTGCAAACCGTCCACCAGGACTCTAACGCTGGGTAGCGACTGGCCGTTGTTGATCTGATTCGGAACAACTACTGAAAGATAGGCCATGCTGCCGTAGGGGTCGCCGGCCGGGTTTCCTGACGCATCTGCAAAATCCGGATTGAATGCGCCATTCCGGCTGCCTAGGCTGATGATGTTGTACCAACCCGTCGACGTCATGTTCTGGCCGGATTGCCCCAGCGGAATCTCGATCTGATTTACCAAGACCTTTTGCACGTCCTGAATCGGACCCATACCTAGCAGCACTTCCATGTGTGTCAGGTTTCCGTCATTGCGTGTAAATACGATCGGGGGATAATACCAGGCCGTGCCATAAAGTAGCGGCACAAAGTCGTTGTAGATCGCGAGATTGTCGTCGACTGCCGCGTACTGCCAACCGCTCCCGTAGCTGCGCACTTGAATCGACGACGGTACAAACTCCAGACCGCCGAACCGCATCGGACCGGAGAACATTCCCCTGGCTTCGCAATCCAGGCGTGTGTACCCGCATGATGTGTAGGGCGCCCCGCCGACCGTGGCTCCCACGCCGCCAGTCTGATCGGGCGAGTATCCGCACGGATAGAACATTGAGTACTGCCCACTGTCTCCCCCATTCACCGCCTCCTGTCTTTGCTGTGGCGACGACGGAAATAACCAGGGACACCGCCGTTGAATGCGGACCGGCGGCAGCAGCACGCTCTGCATGTTCATCCAGTTCACTGCCGACAGTTGGAATAATGACTGCGTACTTTGGTCCGGCGGGTTGACGATACCTTGGAACAATACCGCGGCGTCCGATGTCGCGGCTCCTTCGAGTAGGTTGTAAAACAGAAAGGTCACCGTCAAGGTGGCGCCCTTCCAACCTACCGACCGTTCCAATTCCGAAAAGTAAGAATCGGCGTTCGCCAAGGACAGCGATACGCGCGGAATCGCATCGACGCCTTGATCCGACGACGTCTGCACGGTGAACAGGTTGTGTTTCATCACCCTGGGCGAGTAGGTGTTGCCGCCATAACTCACCTGATGGGTGCTCCAGTATTCCGCCTGGCCGTTCTGCAATACGCACTGGAACAGCAGCAACGGAGTGTCCGTGACCGCCAGCTCTTTTAGATCATAGATACTCAACATTGACAATATCCAGTTCGCAGGAATGACGGCTCGGACCCACGGTCGTAAATGTCAGCGTGTCGTCTCGGAATCTCGCGTTAGGATACACGCCGCCCGTCTCGGTGGTTTGTTTGTAGAGCGATGCTGCGGTCTGCGCCTCCGCCTGGATCCCGAACACATCCACCGTGGCGCCAGGGTCCACTGCGATGCCGAAACTGATGGACTCGGCTGTATCTTGCAGTTGGCCGGCGGAAACCAGACGCGTCCATTGGGCATTGATCGCTTGTGCGTCCGTAGCCGAGCCGCGCACCAGCCATACCCGGCCACTTTGGTCGCTGCGTGCATATAGGCTTAGGCAATAGTCCAAGGATGCGGGTGCGTTGATCGATTGCTGTAACTTCAACGTCGCGGCTGTCGGGTTACTCACCTGATAAGCAGCCGTGCCCCCCATCGGATCCGCTACTCCTGCAGTCACAGCAAGCAGCGGATCCGCCTGCCACGCGGGTTGGTTCTGCTGCTCGCTCCACGCTAACAGGTTGTCGGCGGGATCCAAAAATGTGAACGGTGTAAGCTGTCCCTCTACAGCCTGAAAAAGAGCCTCCAGAGCGGCCAGTTCCTCATCGCTCATCTCTTCGAAGGATAGGTGCCAGCTTGTCATCGCCGCTCCGGGATCGGCCAGTTTCACCTGATAACCCTGGCAGCTTTGATTCACCACCGTCCGTGCCGAACGTTGCCGAGTGATCGGAAATTGGCCGGCCGCCCCCGACGAGAGTTGTGGAAAGTAAATCATTTTAGACCCTGTTTTCGCATACAATCACCGAAGTCTTGCCCCGCATTTCACCCTGGAGTTGAAAACCGAATGTGTCTGCGCTTAGGCTACAGTTCGGATAGACCGTGCCATCCCATGGATCGGTGAACGAAAAACTGCCGAACTTGCCCTGATTCGACACGAAGAATTGGTCCAATGCAGCCAACTCGGATTCGTCCAGCAAGTCAAGTTGGATTGTCCAGCGATGCAGTACCGTAGGATTATCCCGAAACCGCTGCTCGGTCCCGTCCAGAAAGCGGATCGCATCGGTGTTGAACTGCAGCGTCTTCTTCGCCGGATATTGCAGTACGGCGCCGGTCTTGAGCGTTGGAAACATGGCTGTCAGAGATTCGTCACCACGTCATTGATGGAGTTCATGTTTAGCATCGCCTGCCGGACCGCCTGGGCGATATCGTCGCTATGATCGAGGAATGACTGGCTGTCCATCGCTTGTACCTGTACGGTGATCTGCTGTGGCGCGTTTGACCCGCCGCTTCCAACGGATCGCGGTAAACCGTTCTCGCCCCAGACGACGTCTTGATTATTGGTGGTTGATTCCAGGTTCAAAGATGGCGGCAGCGAAAATGGCTCAAGCGGTGCGGGCTGTTGAGAGTCTCCCCCGCCAAATAAGCTCGAAAACAGAGATACGATCGGCATTAGACTGAGCCCGCCGCCAAGAATCTGGCTAACATTACCCATCACATCCGATACCGAGCTGCCGGTACTGGAACTCTTCGCCTGACTATTCTGCGCCAGCGCCTCAGTGTTAGCGGCCGTCGCCTGAGCCTGGGAGTCGATCACCTGGGTAGCTTGTCCCAGCGCATCGATCAGGCCCTGCTCGGCAACTCCCGATTGCCCGCTCGCCTGGCTTCCAGAGACTTGAGTGAAGGTGCTAAGAATCGTTTGTTGCGACGTACTAGACATTTCTTCTCCTGGTCGAAGGACCGCCCGCTCGGTTTCCCTCATTGACGCTGCCATCCAGTTTCGCCACCTCGTGCTCCAAAATCACAAAGGCCTCCACCTCGCGCGCCCCCAGGCTTTCAATTCCCTTTTCCCCTAACTTGCGCCGCACCAGATACTCCTCCAGCCATGCCATGCTTTGCGCCGTGATATACGACTTAGGACACACTGTCGTCGCTGCGTCGTTCCTCGCCCATACCACCCGTTCGGGAGTTTCCAAAGCCTTGGGTATCCAACCGCACCGGCGCCTCTGCTCCAGACCGGCCTTTCGGCAACTCGCGCACTCCCAGCCGGCCTGGCGGGAAAATTGAAAATGAAGTGCGACGATTAGTTTTTTCTTTCGGATTCCGACAACCCGCATTCTTGCTTGATCGCCGCCAGCGCCTCTCGGAACAGATCTTCAGGCCCGCTCGCGGCCAACAATTGGGGCGTTGCCGCCTGCCCATCCAACTCCAGCCCCGTAACTTCCTTCAGACCCCAAAGCAGATAAATCCGGTCGATCTCCGCGGCCAGCAGCGCGGCTTCCATCTTTTCGTTGGGGCTCTCGCCCGCCTCGGCGAACTCCTTCCGCGCCGCCAGCTCCCGGATACGGCGGGTAAGTTCAACCCGGCGGCCGAAGGACATCTTTGCAATCGTATAACTCACACCAGCCCTGACGGCGGAGTCTATGGTTTCAAAACTCGTATATTCCATCTAGCACCAACCTATCCGAACGCCACCACCATCTCGTTGTTTGCCGTCCCCTGTGCCCGCGATCCCTGGAATTTCCATTGCAGTCGGTTATCGCTATCGTCGAATTCAGGCACCACAGGCACCACGCTCATCAAGTAGACACCCATGGCTTGCCCGGTTTGCTGGCCCAATTGAAACATGACACTGGCCGGCGACTGCTCCCGCGCCGCTTGGTACAGTCCTTGTGTCGCCGCATCGTCCATTTCATATAGGTTGAAGGCCGCCGTTACTGACCGCGGTCCCGGTGCAATGGCTAGCGGTAAATTACTCCCGAATTCCTTGGCTCTCATGTCCAGGCCGTTGTCCAATTGGAACGTCCCGCTCGTGATGGTGTAGAACTGGCTCGGCGAGCTGCCCAGCCATGCTTCTCCCATATTTCCCGGCACGATAGAGTAGTCGAAGGCGCCCAGCATAGGTTCCGCGGGGAACTTACTCAGTTGTCCCATTCCTGCCGCGAAGCTGCCGCTGTCGATCAAATCCTGCGCCATTCCCTCGAACTCGAACTGATGAAAGTCCCCATTCACGGTCACTGTCATCCGGTTTACCGCGGCCCCGCAAAGAATGCGCTGGAGAGCCGTGCTCGGATCCCAATAATCGAAAATGCTGACGCTTGGCAGTTCTGTCGCCGGAAAATAGGAAATGCACGGACCAATCTCGGTTCCCGCGGACGGAGCGCTCGAAAACGGAGCGTTCACTTGCACCGCCGTCGCGCTCACAATTGCCGTGACAAATCGGATCTCGCCGTTGCATGACACGCCTTGGCCCGCCGCTAGACCGTGTGCCCCGGCGAAGACCAGCAATGTCCCACTCGAACCCGCCGCTACCGTGCCCCCTGCATACCAGGCCGGCGTAGCGCCCATGCTCGCCTGAAACAACGGCCCGTAGGCTGGGCCCGATCCCTGTCCGTTCCAACTCGTCATGTAAGTGGTCAAGTCGAAACTGGTCGTGCGCCGCAATCCCGCCGGTATTCCCACGAATGTCCGGCTCCCTGTCTTGTCGCGGCGGTCGGCCTTCTCCAACGCATTCTTGGCCGTCAGCTTTACCGCCGGAAAGCGATTCTGCGCCGCGATCGCCGGCGTCTGTCCGTAGCTGCCTTCCAAGCCCGTGTAGAACCGGTTGGCATTGGATGAAATGTATGAAGCCATATCTTAATCGCTCACTCCTACATCGAAAGTGACTTTCCCTATCTGGATGAAATTCTGTCCGCCGTGCTTCACCGGCCCCAAGACCGCTTCATAGCATCCCGCGAAGTACATCCCTTCGCCCCAGTTTCCCCGGTTCTGATCCAGCACCTGGGTCACCGCGTCGACATACGTTTGCAGTTGACCCTCGATGCCGTCCAGTCTGTCTTGTGAAACTCGCACCTCAATCGTCATCACTGCTTTTCCCGAGAAATTCCGGAACTTCTCCTTCAGTTGATTGACGATCTTCTCGCAGTACACGTTCACCGAGGGATAACGAACATCGGTGCTCCTCTCTGCAAGCTCAATCGGAACGTTCTGTCCCGCGATTTGATTCTGCCCCATTGGCGGCAGAGTCAGCGCTTCCGCCTGAGCCAACGTCGATATACAGGCGTTAAGTCCCTGAGGTGCGGCGAGCAGTGTGACTATCTGCGCTGTGACCGTGCTGCCTACCCATGCCATGTCAGCCTCTCTGAATAACTCGCGGCAACGCCCGAAGATAATCGGGCGCTTGACCGCTTCCTGGCCCCGCCCCCAGCGTAGTTGCCGGTCCCGCCTGGACCCAGACTTGATCCAACGCCATCGGCGACGTGTTCTGCAGTGCCAAAGACAGTGCCGATGGCCCTACGTAAACGTTCCACCCTGTGGCATTAGCCGGTTGATTGACCGGCTGAGCGACTAATACATTCCCTGCCGCAACATTGAGCGTGTTCGGATTACTCGGCTGTCCCTCCTCGCCTTCTGCGTTCAGCCACGACACGCTCGCACAATAGGTCGACGCCGGCTGACCGCCCGGTATCGACGTCAGTTGCGGCGGGACCGCCTGCGGAATCGGATCGGCCACAATCCCGATTCCGGTCTGCATCAGCTTATCCATCGCCCACTTCATCAACTGCTGAAATTGGTCCCGCTTTCCCTTATACCGGTCGTTCAGTTGATTGAAGTACGCATCCTGGTACACCAGCACCAGAGTCTGGAACACATGCCAAAGCTGCAGCGGCGGCGTCACCACGATGTTATTCAACTGTGGGTCCGGTTGCAGCCAGAACTGCCAATCGTATGTGTTGCTGCGCTGCAATAGCGTCGTCAGTTCGATCCCCAGATTCTGCTGCGCCAGCGTCAGCTTCTGACTGAGATCGATGTTCTCTGCCTGCGCCGTAGCCAGCACCGAAGAGTCTTGCCCCATCAGATTCTGGATCGTCGATATTCCGTCCGTGAATAGCGCCATGTTTGCGGCCGCCTACTCTTTCGCTTGTTGCCCGCCGACCTTCAACCTGCGTAGCTCGTTGGGCGAGACCACCGTGAATTGCATCCGCGAGGCCGCCGCGAGCTGGTCCGCTTGACGCTTCGCTTCCACTTTCTGCTCTTGGAACTCGCTCGCCTCCTCGACGGTCGCCAGCCGCGCGGCGCCCTCCACGATCATTCTGGCCGCGATTCGCCGCGGAACTTCGGTGCGAACTCCTTCCCGGCCGCCGTCCGGAGTCTCTAGGCTCACCAGCACGACCGAAGGATCTCGTAAGCTCTCCTCCATCGCCCGAATCTTTTTGTAATAAACTTGTAGGTCCATGCTTGCCTCTTGTGGGGCCGGGTGCTGACCGGCCCCCTGATTAGTTATTTGTTTCGCGTCCCTTGCGCCCGGCTAGGCGTTCACCTGAACGCCGAAGTTGTTCCGGATCACCGCGCAACCGTACAGAACGTCCACAGTGAATTGCTGGGCCAATGTATTCGGCTGGTAGCTCATCACCACGCGCATCCCGAAGTTCCCCATCTCCGCGTAGTGCGCCACCGCGCCGGTACCGTATAGCGGCTGCGGCAATCGGCGGATCACCAAGCCGATCGCGGGCTTCGTAAAGGCGATGTTGTGGGTCGTCAACGGAGAACTGCCCGTCGTCGCCACATACTGTGACCGCATGACGAAGAAGTCCTTGATCTTTCCGACCGTGCCGTCGATCAAAGCCCGCAGCCCAGCCTC